AGGAGCAACTGGAGCTAAAGGCGATCAGGGCATCCAAGGCATACAAGGTATTCAAGGTATTCAAGGAGTCAAAGGTGATACTGGAGATACCGGGGCAACAGGCGCAACGGGTTCATCAGGCGTGGTTACAGTTAATGCACCTATTACCAACTCTGGAACTTCTACTGCTGCTAACTTATCCGTGTCTGCTGGATCAACAGCAGCTGCTGGAATTCTGCAATTAACAGACTCTACTTCTAGCACAAGCACTACAACTGCTGCTACTCCTAATGCTGTCAAAACTGCTTACGATATTGGGGCATTAAAACCGTTACTTAAAATGCAAAGTGGTTACTATTTTAGAACTCCATTTCCTGCCTCAGGTAACGTAACAATTATCAACCAGCGCACTTATTACATTCCAATTTTTATACCCGAAACAACTACTTTAGATCGCATTGCAATACAGACAAGTTCTGCATTCTCTGGCACAGCCACAATGCGTTTAGGTATATACAACAACACAAACGGACTTCCATCGACAGTTTTAGTAGATGGTGGCACAGTATCTTGCACAGCCGCATCTACTATTTATGAAGTAACAATATCTCAGAGCGTTGCTGCTGGGTTTTATTGGTTGGCAATGTGCCAACAGGGAACTGCGCCAACAACCGGCAGTTATTTGGGCATGGGGCCAAGCACTACAAACTTGAACGCATATATCGGAGCAGTTGCAGCACCTAACGGCAACAGCACTCTTGGCTGGTTACAGAGCAGCGTTACAGGTGCATTTGCCACAGCTACATCTTTATCTGTTGCAACAACAACATTTAACGTATGGGCAAGGGCTGCATAATGAAAAGGGTTACATACGGCATCGGTGGCTATGACGAGTCAAAGCCAAACAACAACATCGTTGAGGAAATCGACATACCAGAGGAGACAGAATGAAGCACCCAGTATTCCTAATGTCCGGAGCGTTCTTAGCAGCTTGGGCTGCAAGTAACTTCTCACTTGATTATCGCGCAGTTCTCTGGGCAATCCTTGCCGGAGTCTTTGGATATGCGACCCCTAAAAAATGAGCGTATATAGCGCAAACTACACAGTAACAACAACACGATCAGTAGTAGTAACTGAGGACAATGCAGCTGAGGAAGTCCACTTTCACTCATCATCGGGCACACTTTATATCGGTGGCGCGGATGTAACTGTTGCCAATGGGTATCGCATGGACAATGGCGATAAGACAGTAATCCAAAATCATGGCAACGCTCTTTACGCAGTTACTTCAACAGGCACGTCAAACCTTTCAACGCTTGTAATTCAAAAATGACACAGACAGATTTCTTTACTCTCTACATAGCCACAATCTCAGTCATTGGTGGCTTGTCTGGTTATGTCATCACGCACTTACTGGGTGAAATTAAACGTCTCAATTCGCGTGTCGATGAAATTTACAACATACTTCTAGAGCGATAATTTAACCATGGCGCGCAGAAAAGTCATTGACGTAACAGACTATTCAGCTTTAGATCAATACTGCATTGGTCTTAATGAGTATTACAAGTCTTTACGGCGTAGTGGTTTTAGCGTAGATCATGCACTTTATTTAATAACTGCTCCGCAAACTTATCCAGCAACAATCTTGCCCACGCCTAATTGGTTGCCGGAACAACCCGGCTACTACGAGGATGACGAGGACTAACCTTGAAAATAGTCGTGATAAGTGATCTACAAGTTCCCTTTCACAACCCTAAAGCAGTAGCCAACGTCTCAGCCTTTATCCGCAAGTTCAAACCAGATGAAGTTATCTGCGTTGGTGATGAAATTGATTTTCAGACGATTAGCCGCTGGAGTTCCGGCTTTGATGAACACTCCAAGACAATCGGCAAAGACCGCGATATGTGTGTTGATGTTATGTATGACCTACAAATTACACAGCTGAGCCGAAGCAACCATGGCGCAAGATTGTTTACTGCTTTGGCCACTAGATTGCCCGGACTTATAGGCGCACCAGAGTTAGAAATTGAGAACTTTCTACGCTTACCTGAGTTAGGCATCAAGTATCACAAGAAGCCATACGAGATACCCGGAACTAACTGGATTATGGTGCATGGCGATGAGCAGAGCATAAAGCCACAAGGGGGCATAACAGCCCTAGAAGCCGCTAAGAGGCATGGAAAAAGCGTAGTTTGTGGACATACTCACAGGCAGGGAATATCCTCTTATACGCAATCCTCAGGCGGTTTAGAGGTATCTAGATTAACAGGCTTTGAAGTAGGGCATATGATGGATACACGTCAGGCTTATTACACCAAAGGCACTTTCAACTGGCAAACTGGCTTTGGCGTTATGTATGTGGATCGTAAGCGTGTCGTGCCTATTGCAGTTCCCATAGAAAAGGACGGCTCTTTTATGTTTGAGGGCAAAGTCTATGGCTGACTCCTGTTGTGGCGAGGAATGGCTTGGTTTTGAGGATGATTTCGTTATCAAATTGTTATCAAAAAAGACCACAATGAGGTTGAAATAGGCTCATAGATAGTTCACACTTAACTTAATCCACAAGATATGTGGACAAGTTAGGGGCTACAAATGAACGTTACTTACTGGGAGTTAGCTGCATTATTGGCTATGACTCCAATACTTATATATGTTGCATATTGGCGTGGCTGGAGTAATGGCAAAAGCGAAGGTTACAGAGTTGGCCGCGCTGTTAGCCGTCATCCGGTAAACAATGATCGCTAAAGAAATATTACAAAGTGCCACAGATGTCATCGGTGATAGAGGCGCAATTTACGGACATCCCCGAATTAACCAAACACGCATTGCCTTGCGGCTGCAACAACTTCTCGACACGCCAATCGCGGACTACCAAGCTTGTTTGGCACTCGTTGAGGTTAAACTCGCACGAATACAAGAGAGTCCTCACCATATCGATTCATATATCGATGCGTGTGCATATATCGCACTTGCAGGGATGCTCGCTACTGAAAGGGATTTAGATGGCATTTGATTTGAGTCAATATGAAACGGTGGAATCTAGGCTGGAAAAGTTTATTTCCGATTGGCCAGATTTTAGAGTAGCAACAGAATTGGAGAGTTTTGCAAATGATAGATTTATTGTTAAAGCGTATATATACCGGACTTTTGCAGATGGTGTCGCGTTCGCAACCGGATACGCTGAAGAGAAGATTACTGATCGCGGCGTTAATGCGACTAGCGCGCTGGAGAATTGCGAGACTAGCGCAATCGGTCGTGCGCTTGCAAACGCTGGTTATGCAGCTAAAGGAAAAAGACCAAGCCGCGAAGAAATGGGAAAAGTCGCTAGAGTAAAGAATGACTTGGCCAGCGAAGCAATAGCAAACGCACCATTAGCAATCAATAACACTTGGGATGAGTTTGTAAGTGAGAAGCCAATACAACCAGTTGTAACTATTGGTGAAGCTGCTGAAATGGTTCAACAATCTTTTGGTGAGGCAGAGCCAATCCCACATTGTTCTCATGGCGAAAGAACTACTAAAACTGGCGTAACAAATGGAAAAGCATGGAAAGGTGCATATTGCACACTCCCAAAAACACATCCAGATTATTGCAAAAATGTAATTTGGTATGTTTTATCTAAAACAACAGGCAAGTTCCGATTACCGGAAGGAGTTGAATAATGGGATATGTAGAGATAACGAGACCAGATGGCACTAAAACTTTGCTAGGAGAAGTGCCAGTTCTGATCTGTCAGATGTGTAACGAAATGCCGCACTTTGATGATTCTGTGCGAATCGTTAGTATAGTTCCAATCCAATGGCAATGCGAGAAATGTCATGCCGTAAATGGCTAATTACCGCAAACACAGGGGCTACAAAACACAATCCGTCGTAGCCAACTGGTTGAAGCAATGGTATCCCTACGCTGAGTCCACCGGGGCAGGCAGACAAGGCGAGGATATAACAGGGATACCATTCTCAATAGAAGTTAAAGCACGTTCAGACTTCTCACCATTAGCATGGATTAAACAAGCTGAGACAAACAAAAATGGTAAACTGTCTTTTGTCGTTTCAAGATGCAACGGCCAAGGGGAGCGAGTAGAAGAATATCTGGCCTTTATGCGGCTTGGTGATTTGATGAAATTACTTCAAGACCGCGCACCTAACAATGAACCTACCAGATGCAAACAATGTGGATCATGGATGATAGAAAACGCCATCTGCCACACTTGCCAACAAGGGGGAATATCACTTGCCTAGTTATGAATACAGATGCGATATTTGCACAGAATCTATTGACAAGGAATTCCCTATTACAGCTCAAAAGCCGGACAATATAGGCATCTGCACTTGTGGTGGGGTGTTCAAACGCATATACCATTCAATACCGACACACTTAAAAGGCACAGGATGGGGGAGCAAGCCTTAAATTAACTAAGCAATATCGTCTCAATATATGAGATGACACGCCGAAGGAGAACGCTCAAATGAACAATGGATTTGACAAGGGCAATACACTTAACTTGCTAAAGTGCTTCAGGCACTTCGCGCAAGCCGCAGCGCGGATCGCTTGCGCAGTAGTAAGTGTCATGGGGATACTATTCATTAGCGCGGCTAATGCTTCAGCACCAGTAAAGACTGGTCTTGAAATACAATTAACTCCTAAACAATATGCAAAACAGGTTTTACCATTTCATCAATATCAATGCGCATTAAAGCTTTATACAAAAGAAAGTAATTGGCGGCCTAACGCCAAGAACGGTAGTCATTATGGAATACCACAAGGTAGGTCTATATATCTAAAGACTGCTGATCCGATAGCACAAGTTAAATGGGGTATCGCATATAGCGATGCACGTTACGGTAGTATGTGTCAAGCATTAAAACACTTTAATCGTAAGGGCTGGCACTAATGGGTGATAAGCATTTAAGTAGTGCGGCATGGAAACGCCAACGTCTTATAGTGCTAAGGCGCGACTGTCATATATGTGCATACTGTGGTGAAGCAGCTAATGAAGTAGATCACGTGCAACCACGTGTGCAAGGTGGAACTGATGATTTAGACAATCTGGTGGCCTGCTGTCGCATGTGCAACCTTCGCAAGGGTCGGCGCTCAGAAGCCGTTTTTTTAGGTCGGACTCCGAC